GGTCTCGATGTAGGTGAAGGCGCCCTTGACGAGAAGGTCACCATCAACTTGTGCGTTACCAGAAACGCGGAGACCACCGGTGATAGCGAGATTAGATCCGTCGAAGACGAGCTTAGACTCATCCTTGATTGAACCATCAGCGTCGACGATGTAGAGACGTTGTGCAACGTCGCCGTCGATCTTGATGGAGTCTGCAGTCACGCCACCGTTGAAGTCAGCCGCGCTAGCAACTGCGAGACCAGCCGATCCTGTGACGGAGAGGCTGTTCAACGAAGATGCACCTCCGACAGAGAGGGCGCCTGCGAGTGCAGACGATCCGGCAACTGCGAGGGAAGCGAGGGAAGAAGCACCTGCTGCGAGGGTGCTGGAGAGCGTCGCTGCGCCAGTCACTCCGAGGGTGCCGCCAACCGTTGCGTTGCCAGTGATACCAGCAGATGCGAGGGTGGATGCGCCAGCCGAAAGTGTGCTGGAGAATGCAGCTGCACCAGTGACGCCGAGCGTGCTGCCAACGGTTGCTGGACCAGAAACTGTGAGACCAGCGGATCCTGTGATCGAGAGGCTTTGCATCGTAGATGCTGCCTTCACCGCCATTGAACCATTTTGTTCAACTTGGAATTGTGGGACGCTAAGGTCGTCACCAACGTTGAGCGCATTGCTGCCTGTGATGAACAAACCATTAACGAAGTTGATAGGGTTCACTAATTGTGTTTGACCTGTCACGCTAAAAGATCCACCGACTGATCCGTTGCCAGAAACGACGGCTGATGATAACGTTGACGCACCGGCAGAGAGCGTGCTTGAGAATATTGCAGCGCCTGCAGCTGCGAGTGTACCTTGAGTCGTCACGTTACCGGATCCGTCGGCAACAACGAACTTGTTGGTGTCCATTGTCAAGCCGCCGTTGAGGGCTGTTGCGCCGCTCACGGTCACGCTGGAGAGGGTGGTCGCACCAGCAGAAAGTCCTTGCCCGACTGCGAGGGATCCAGTGATTCCTGCGCTGCCGTCGATATAGACGGAGTCAGAGAAGTCAGCGACGCCTGTAACAGCTAAGGAGCTGCCGAGAGCTGCTGCGCCGGCAACTGCAAGAGAACCCGAAAGTCCTGCTGCACCGTCGACGTAGAGCGCGCCACCGACGTCGACCAAACCTTGAAGGTTGGCGGCGCCAGCAACTGAGAGAGAGCTATCGAGTGTAGCAGCTCCGGTCACATCGAGTGTGCCTTGGAAGTCTGCATTCGCACCGGACATACGGACTGCTGCGTAGATGTCAGCAAGGTCTTGTGAACCGTCGAGTTCAGAGTACCATGCGGCCTTACCGATGACGCGCTTCATCTGCGAACGAAGCGCGTCGAGGTCGCCCTTTAACGTCGACTTGCCAGCCAAGCCAGAGCCTGCTTCGAGTGAATCGTTAAAAGAAAGTGAACCACTAATCTGAGACTGTTGAATTTTTGAAATGGCCATAGTTTTTAATACCTTTTTAAATTGTTACTTACACCTGTAAGCAACTCGTAATAAGTACTAAAAAACACCAAAGAATCTAAATTGAACGTTCTAAATTTAGAATATTTTTGTCATGGTTTTGTCATATTACGCCGAAACTATTTTACAAATCAAGTATAATTTTTACCAACTTCGTCAAGTCGCGGATCAACATCCCTAGGGTCACGTTCACGAATGTAGACAGGGAACCTAACCTTACCATCTTTCGTCAATCCGTCTCCCGTAAGAGGATCAGGTTGGCCTTCCATCTCAATGATTCGTCCAATCCATGAATCCGGATCTAGATTGATATCGGCCTTCAATTTGTCAGTAAATCCACCGGCCACTCGGGTCACCACACCGTTCGGCAGGACTACCTCAAAACCGCCCCACAGGCCCTCACGCTTCGAGCCTCTCCGACCTTCGTAGTGACCCACGATAACTCCTTCGTAAGTCGCGATAGGTTTCACTTTACGTATATTAGAAGACCTTTTAAAGAGGTACGGAGCCACCAGGTCCTTCACCATGATGCCCTCGTAACCGGCGTCTGTGTCGTGGAGGTAGGCGGCGAGGAGCTCCTCTTGATTATTGGCGAGTCGACCTTGGACCTGGACCACCGCCGAGTCTCCGACCTGCGACACTAATTCCTTGGCGAGTTCCAACCTATCCTCAAGGTCTAGGTGGCTCTCCTGGTCGCGCCAGTCCTCGAACGGTAATGCATCGAAGACATGAAAAACCATTTTCGAGTCGTCCTTACCTTTCTTATGGGACATGACTACCGAAGCTGAATCATTCCACGTTTCACCCATGACCTCACCGTCGAGGACAAACTCGTCCCATGGAGCCGACTCGAGGAGAGACTTGATCCGGGGTAAGGTCTCGAGGACGGTACCATTGCGAGTGAACATCGTCACCTCACCGGAGTGCTTCACGGCCACACACCGGAGACCGTCGAGCTTCGGTTCTACCCACGTCGGGTACAACACAGGTTCGCAGATGATGATTCCCTTGCCGTCCTCGTACCGAGTCTCTAGAGTCTCGGCTAGTTGAACCGAGAATCCAACGATTGCACCGGGCCACACCTTGTTCACCGTGGTGGACTGGACGCCACACCGAAGGTTTTTTAGAAGAATTCGTTGGCACCACTTCTGCTGCGGTCCCGTCATGTCCGTGAAGAGCCGGACCACGAGATCCTTGGCGGCGTTGCCGGTCACTTTGCGTGTGGACAACTTTTCGTAGATATCCTCTAGGAAATGCTCTAGAACAAGATCGTCAGCGCCGATTCCTTCGGCCTTGGGTATCTTGAACTTGTTGACGTAGTAGTTGATGTACGGATCGCCAGCGGCCACGAAGACCTTCTTGAGGAGGTCGTTGGTGACCTGCGACTCAAGAAGTTCCTCTTTGAATAGACGAGAGTTGTTGGCCTCGAGCTGTTCCAGGATGTCAATGACGGATTGCATAGATCCAATCTATCATACGTCAATTGAACATTTCACAACTCTTCTGTCACAGTTTCTTTCTTTTTCTTCGAAGATTTTTGCGAAATCAAATTTTCGTTAACTGTTGCATCTTGCTTAAGATTATCAATCTCTAGTTTTACTTCAGAGACTGTTTGCGCAAGAATCGTGGGAGGTTCATCGACTTGAATCTTTTTACCTGTATCTTTTAAAAGAGTGGGAGGGTCTAGAACGACAACTCCTTCTTGTGGAGATGAAACGATAATACCAACCGCTTCATGAAATTCAGTTTCGAGTGGCGGAGAAACTCCCATTTTATTACATTTTTGTGATAACGTGAAATAGGTAGTAATACCAGAAGCGCTTAAAAATTGCTTTAAGTTTGTTTTTTTCTTTTTTAGTAGATCCGTTAAACGGATTGGTGGCGTTTTTTTTGGTTTAAATTTTGACATAGTTCCTCAATTAATTATGGCGTCAGCTTATTTTCTTGAGAAGCCTCAAGATTATGGAGCAGATCTGAGATAACATTTTGAAATTGTGGCGATGCAGCCACATCACGAATCTTACCTTCGGAGAGGTTTAAATCCCACTCTCTATCGAAAGCTTCAGCAAATTTGGTCATAACTCGCAACACATAATTGCGAGCGCTCGAATGATTCATTACGAAACCGATCTCGGACATAATATCTGCGATTTCTCTATAATTGATACCATCGTCATCAAGAACGGTAGCATAACCTTTTGCGTTACCATTTTTCTTTTTGTTCATCTTCTTTTTGCCCCACGTTGAAGAGCGTATTTTCTACTCTGCAAATCCAACAATCGATTATTCAAAATATTGTGTATGTCTTGGGCTTCTTGTTGGGATTGTTGTGAATCCTGCTCTTGTCTTTCAGCTATAAATTTTCTGATAAAAACTAATTGTCTTAAATTGAAGACGGAAACAACGACGTTAAAAGTTGTAGACAAAAACAAAGTTAACAACAAATAATTCATGTTGGACTCTGTCCTGTTGCGATTAGCTTAGCTTGTTCATCTGTTACTTCGTAGTCTTTTGAGTCAATATCGTCGTACAATCCAAATCTCAATCTTAAGATCGCAGCTTCCTTTATCGAAAGACTATACATCACGTCTTTAACGACGATCATCATTTCTTTTTTAGCCAACGATTCAAATGGATCGTTAGCATAATTGTTGTCTTCAAGTTTGTCTTCTAGGGTAGAATTACCATTATCACCAATTTGTTGTTGGAGTGAAATGATGTTTTTACCCGACTGCATCGTCGCCTTGATTACTGTTTCAGAAACATCAATAATCTCAGATAATTCTTCCGAAGTAGGACCATATCCCTTAACTTCTTTAAACGCGTCCGACGCTTCGATGAGCTTCTTTTGCGCGGATGCAGCGTGAGCTGGTAGACGAATAATCTTCTTACGCTTTAAAACATATTGACTAATCGCTTGCTTAATCCACCACGTCGCGTAAGTCGAAAAGCGAAAGCCTTTCCTCCAGTCAAATTTATCGATTGCTTTCAATAAACCTAGGTTACCTTCTTGGATAAGGTCCTCTAGGGGGATGTTGTGTCCTTTTTGTTTTTTTGCGATATAAACGACTAGTCTCAGGTTTGATTCTGTCAGTTTTTGACGAGCTTTTACGGCACCACTTCCACCCTTTTCATAAGCCTGAAAAAGCCCAACGAGCTCTTCATGCTCAAGTTGCGGGAACGATTGCAAAGACCCGAGATAATTAGAGATCGTGTTTTGTTTATTACTAATGTTGTCTAGCATTTCAGTTAAGTCCGTTGTCTTCGTCCGCAGAATTTTCTGCTAAAACAGCATCGACTTCGACTGTGGGAACGAACTTCTTAACAAATTCAGCATGTAGCGCAGCTCGAGTTTGACGCAGGTTTTGTTCGCGCTGAAGATACGCTAGTTCAACTTCCCAAAGATATGGCTCGCCCCTCGTCGCGACGTGCCTAGATCTCTCGTGTTCCAATCGAGTAGCTCGGTCATGAATCGCCTCATCTGACATGTAGCCAATATCATCCATGTTGTAAATCTCCGGTGCGTCGTTGCTAAAGTTCTTGTTGAAATTCTTGTTCTTCTTAGACATTGTGTTTTTTCCTTATTTCGTAATGTAAAGTCAGTGACCTTCGTTGTACATAGAGCACATTACGTGCTCTAAAGATTCGCTAAGTTCCTTTAAGAAAGTTACAGAATCAAAAAATTCGAGATGAGTGATTTCGCTGTTGCTTAATAGTTTAAAACGACCGTGATTCGAAATTTGTACTCGCAAATTATCCTTACGATAAACTTGTTTCCAAACTTCTCTTCTTTCGGTAAGCGATACTACGTTCGACATATTGTTAGTGTACCTCGTCGAGGAAAAACTTTGCATCAATCGATTAATTGAATTGCGCCCCATTCGTCAGGACCGATTGTATAGACGACTCTTCTTACACCCGCAGCTCGCATTCTACCTTGACAACCCAAACAAGGTCTTGACATCGTCCATTCGCCTGTAGATCTCAACACTCGAGCGACCCAAACCATAGAATCGGGCGTGAGTTTTCTAACAACTCGAGCTTCAGCGTGGTGTGTAGGAACAATGTTCGCCGCAGCGATGTTTTTCGCCGTTACGATTACACCATCTTTGCGAAGTCCAACCGCACCGAGACAGAACGATCGATTATCGAATTTTTCTGGATTGTATCTAGCAACATCCGCCGCCATCGCAAGCATTCGTCTGTCAATCGACATGATTAAATGATATTACAGTAGCTATCTCGCACATTGCATCGTAATTAATCCAGGAGGATTTTGCGATGGGCGTAAACGATTCAATGTCTACTTCTAAATCAGGATTAGAATTCATAGCCAAATGGGAAGGTTGCGTTCTTAAACCGTATCTAGATATCGCAGGTCTAAGAACAATAGGAATTGGTCATTTAATAAAACCCAACGAAAATTTCCCAGATGGAGTTGAGATATCTCTCGAAAAGGCCTACGAACTATTAGCATCAGACGTTAAAAAATGCGAAGATTCAATACGAGCTAGAATAAAAGTGCCACTAAATCAAAATCAATTCGATGCCTTGGTTTCTTTCGGCTTCAATTGTGGTACGGGAGTTTACGCAATGAGCGCCGCGTGTAAAACCTTGAATCAAGGAAATTATGCAGACGTACCAGAAAAGCTTCTCGCCTGGAGTAAGGCAAGAATCAATGGCGTATTGCAGGTCAATAAGGGATTGTACAATAGGCGTAAATCAGAAGGCGAATTGTTTA